TCTTCGTACGAACCTGCCAACTCATTATAAGAAACTAGATTGTGATGCATGATCCTCCTAAGTTCTGTATTATTTATCGCTAATTTTAGGATTTCCTGACACACCTTAGCCGAAAGAAATGCCTAGTCTAGGTGATAAGACTTATACCATTCATACCATTCCTTCACACGTTTCTTTGCCTCCATATGTAAAGGATCCATTGCCCACGACATCACATCATGTTTTGTCTTCCACTCACTGATAGTTACTTCTATACCTTCAATGACATCTGTCTTTACATTTATAAATCCTTCTCTTTCTTTTGCACTAGCGTATAGTTCATCATTATACTTCTCATATTCTGATGATAAATTTTTTATCTTTCCAATGAATACTACTCTGTACATCTGTCTGGAAAATAATCTTTTCTTTCTCCGACCCTACTTATGTCACTGGTATTACAATGAAGTCCACCATCCCAAAAGTATCTGTGTCTGAAGTTTACTACATGAGGAGTTATACCATACCTATCAAAAGCATCATAAACTTTTTTATTATATCCATTGATAATTACATTCTTCTCATCTATGACAAGCATGTTGACATCAAATACTGTCTCTTCCACATAGGTCACCCAATCACCCATCCATGTCTCAATGTAATCTACTAAGTCATCATTGTCTTCTTCACCTTGTATCCACCACTTACCTTTACACTTCTTTTTCATTTTCAAAAACCCATCAACCTTCTTCCAACTCTCATCAGGAAGTGACACCACCTCCCAATCAGGAAATGATTCTCTATACTTTTCTGGTTTTTTGAGTGATATTATAAGACCAGGTACCACTGGACAAAAGTGACCATCAGAATGCCCTCCTACTTTCATGGGATGTATTCTGTAGTCTGGGAATAATTTTTGCCACTTACGCTTCAAAGATTCTTGTTGTAATCCATCTATAACATTGACATTACCGAAGTATAGATCCTTCCCTACTCTTGTGGTGGTGGCAGTATTCACATACTCATCATATACTATGGGTACATCATTCTTTACCAACCAATCTTCGATTGACTGAAATGCATACACTCTTTTATTATTAGGAAACTTGACATTAGATCCAATCGTTTGGCATTGTGCCTGTATAATCATTTCCTTTATCTCTGTAAAATCTACAATAGATTTCAGATTATAGAAACCAAATTCCTTTCCTTTGTATTTGAATGTTTTATATTTGTCAACAACTCTTGATTGAAATTTTAGAAGAGATGCTTTTGGTGTTGCACCATGATTAGGATTCAATACATCCTCTATTTTTTCAGCAAGTTTACATGCAAGAGGATCATTGATATTACTTATACCTTTTTGACTTAGTTTCCATAATAGTTCATCGAATATCTCATCCACATCAAAATTCTCAGCGTATGATTGACCAGGCATGTAGAAAGTATCACCCATCATTCCAGTGAAATCTCTAGGGCACATAGGTGGTGGTTCGACCACCACTCCATCACTATTACAATAGTCCTCAATATTATCAGACAAATCTGTTCGGACAACCTCCACATCAAACTCTTTTAGTTTTGATATGATTTTTTGATAGTCTTCCTCAGTTTCAATGGCAACTTTCTCCATCGCACTTCGGACTTTTTTATTCTTTATCCTACTATAAAATTCTGGTGGGAAAGATCTACCTACTGCACATACCTTTAGGGGATCCCAGTGCTGATGGACTGTGTGTTTCAATCTAATGCATCCAAATTATTATGCCTGACTGGTTTGTGGTCTTTCATACCATCATGATTACCATCTCTAGGTAACTTACCAGTCATCAAATATGTGATAGTATCTATACATCCTTTTAGATATGACACCCTTTCTTTATCTTCTGGGTCAACCTGTCCCAGTCTCTTCGTAAATCTTGCTAGTAATTGCTCGTAGTTCTCTGTAGTTTTCATAAAAAAGAGGTCGTTAGACCTCTATAATAACACTAATAGGTGTAACCTGCAACAAATAACTTCTCATCAGAAGATGGTTGAGAGTTAGGAACATATATCCCTCTGCTTGCCTCTGAATTTGCCTGTGCTCTTGCTATCAATGCTGCCTGACCTGCTGGTATATTACCACCTGCCCATGCTTTGAGACATGAGTGTTGTAACGCTCTACCATAGGAGAATGATACAGTCCATGGTGTATCGACAATCACATTGTTCATCTCACTTAGATATATTGATGCTGCTTCTTCACTAAGACCACCAGATAGGAATACAATACCTGCCACCTCTTCTGGCACAGACTTCATCATTACTTCAATAGTTTTTCTTGCTACCTCTTTGGGTGTCACTTTCTCAGGACACTCTGCACCACAGCATGTCATTGATGGTTTGAGTAAAGTTCCTTCAAGATACACACCTAGTCTGTCGCATGCAAAGTATGTCTCTTCAATGATACGCTCCTGTACTTCAGCAGTTCTATCGTAATGATGATCACCATCCATGAGAACCTCTGGTTCTATGATAGGAACAAGACCTGACTCTTGTACTGACCTTGCATACCTAGCAAGACCCCATGAACTCTCAAGTATTGCTGCTTCTGAAGGTCCGTCTTCTGTGATCTGTAGAACTGATCTCCACTTTGCAAACCTAGCACCTTGCTCGTAATATTTTGCTGCTCTCTCAACAAGACCATCAATACCAGAGCAGTATGTTTCATGTG